TCCAACTATGATCGTGCTACTTTCCACATACTTACGAGAGTTTGGTCTATGATGATCCAGTACCTTCTTCATAGATAGAATCCTTCTTAGAGATATATTATTACAATGTACTGTATTTAATTCAAGATTAACTGGCTCATCGTACCTACCCCATACACTGTTGAAAAATAAATCAATGTGTTTAGGTCTAGTACTATCACATATCATCAGAGAACACGTTCGTCCCATTTCTATTCTATATGATAAAAAATATCACTAAAAAATAAGATGCCTCTCACTGATGCAGCCATCACCAAGAAGGTGGGGCAACTGCGTAAATCTGAAGGTAAGATCTACGCACCCCTCAAATACTTCAGGGGGCTTGAAACTCTCAAGAGTGTTGAAACTCGTTACAAGAAGATGCTCAAGAGGGACTACAAAGGATTCAAGACAGACGAAGGAAGAAAGACAAAGACTTCCTCCTACACCCAGAGATTTAGGAAAATGTATCCGGGAGCCAAATCCCTCCCTGAAATTGCTAAGGCTACTAAGATTCCTCTAAAGACCGTGAAGACCATCTACAATAGGGGACTCGCTGCGTGGAGAACCGGGCATCGACCGGGAGCTTCTCCACAAGCGTGGGGGTACGCGAGGGTGCATAGTTTTGCCACTAAGGGGAAGACGTACTATACGGCAGATAAGGATTTAAGATAGAAGTTTCACACGCGAGAAAATGAAGGCATACTCACACAAGTGAGCAGAAACTAAGGAGAGGTGCATGATCTGGTGAGAAGTAATCAAACTCTTCCCCTTGTAAATATTTTGTGGAAACCCATAGTCGAATATGATACATCCGCTCGTTAGGGAAATGATCATACCCAAAACTGCAATGCAGGAGAAATCAAGAGAGTTGTTCGAGATGAGATGACGCACCACGTAGTACATTGTTGGAAATAGATAATTCAAAACAGCACATGATATGAGTCTGCTCAAGTATTTCCTTTCGATAACTTTGTCGCTCTGCCATGACAAAACCTCTTTCACACCTAGTGCAGCTGTTGTTGTGCTACTGAGGATGACAGCGAATAATATCGGTGTTGGAAGCACAGGACGACCAAGGGCGAAAGTCAAGAGGACCGAGACAACAAACACACCACCCGTGTCAAGCCGTCTCCAAGTCAAATTGATATCTGGTGAGATAGGCATGAACAGATGGTACCCGATCGAGAGCGGTGCATGCAATACACACGATAACATAAAGCATACAAATATAGCCCGATCGTTTTTGTTTAGTCGAAGACTGACTTCAGCATAAATGTAGAGCGTCATTGACGTGATTATCGCAAGGATCATGGTCCACACATTACCTGTTTCAGTGTGGAATTCGAAGAGAGAATGTACACACACTGAGTACGAACTATATACCTCATTGTTCCTGTACCCCGAAAGGATGTTTGGATATGTCGTCCACACGGGTGCCTCGTTTAGTTTCACAGTTTTTCTTTTACCAAAATGGTTATACATACGAAAATATAAAGCTTTCTCTTTATATTTTCGTGGTGAATTTATTCGAGGGTACACAGTTTCGCCACTAAGGGGAAGACGTACTATACGGCTGATAAGAATTTAAGATAAATATTAATAGTTCGTAATTACAACGTGTGTGGTATTGATTTCATTTCCTATTCGGTTTGAATGTAGTTTAAATCTATAATTCTTAGGATACGAGAGTTTAATATAATCCCCATACAATTCATCTATCAAAGGCGTTTTACCTATGACAATCATACATTTAGCCTTTGATCGTTTAAAACATTCAGCAAGTTTTCGATGTTCCTCCACCCCAAAAGAACAATAACCATAATCAGTAAATTCGCTGTCATATGGTGGATCTAAAAATATAAAATTTTTAGGATCATCGCACATTTCGAACACTTTCTCGAAACTGTCATTTAAGATTTTTGTATTTTCGAATATCGTTTTATAGTTTTCATTTTTTACTTCCTCGAAGTTAAAAGTTTTGTATCTTCCATACGGAATATTAAACTTACCTTTACGATTATATCGAAGCATACCTCTGTAACAGGTCTTTCGAAGATAATAAAATCGCTTTGCATTGTCCAACGGTGTATTTACTTCGAACTTATCTCTCACGTTATAATACACTTCTTCTGTATTTGGGTTATTCATTAGAAATTCATGAATATCCTTACCTTGACCATTCTTTACAGCATTATAAAAATCAACAAGTTCTTTGTGAACATCAGACACCACAGCTTTCTTTGGTTCTAAGTGAAAAAACACCGCTCCTCCACCAAAAAAGGGTTCAACATACGTGTCTATAGTCTCTGGAATAAGATTTGAAAATTGTTTGATTTCATCTTTTTTACCACCCGACCATTTGACGATAGGCTTCATATATATTTTTTACATTTTTAACTTTAAGCATTTAGTTCATCCTCTTGTATGGTTCTATGTGCAACAGAATTGAGCCAAGCTATGTATTCTTCTGATGATGAAAAGGGATGTAGTCCATATTTTGCAAGGTAATCTTCTACAGGTAATACTGATACACCACTTCTCTCGTAGTAATCGGGATGATTAGATATTCGAAGTGTGTCGTATGAAAAATGACGTAAAGCAACAAGAATACCCCTTGTATTCTCAACCTGTGCAATTTGTAAAATTTTGGCGAGTGTTCCTGCCTTCTTCTCCGAATCCAGTTGCAAGTTTGATTTCAACTCTGCATAAATAACATCCCCACCTCGTTTAAACAGATGGTCCCTCTCCTTAAGACCCCAATGGTTACATTCCTTGATATCAATCCAATCTGAATTAGACTTAATGTAATTTCGTAATATATTTTCAATTGTCGTCCCCAAGCGGATAGACTGACTTTGGTTTAATTGAACATTCAATAGACTTTTCAAAGATTCAAATTTATTAATGTATTTTTTTGGGGAGGGCTTGTTTAAGAAATAACTATCTGTTGAATTGTATATCAGATCGAGGGTCATGGTGTGCTTATGTTTATTAAAGACCTGTGTCTTTATGTAATCACTTAGGTTACCAAAATGTCAAGAATATCTTGGGACGACTACTTCATGAAAGCTGCGACTCTGGCATCGGTTCGGTCTCCGTGTGATAGACTACAAGTAGGGTGTGTTCTCTCAAAAAACAATCGTCTTATTAGCATGGGCTATAACGGTTTTTTGAGTGGCTCTGAACACAAGTCCATCGTGAGAGATGGACACGAACAAGCGACAATTCACGCCGAGATTAACTCTATAACGGATGCAGCGAAACGGGGTGTTTCCGTAGACGGTGCGACCGCTTATATTACTCATTATCCATGTTTAAATTGTTACAAAGCATTAGCAAGCAGTGGAATCAAGCATATCTATTACAAAACCAGTTACAAAAACGATCCTATATTAGAGGAATTAGGGTACAACATAGATTTAATACAACTTACATGATGTGACGATTTTGATTTTCTTCGGGATCACTCTGAGCAGGATCATAAATCATTCCACTTTTACGCTTCACTTGTAACGGTTCTACCTGTTTCACGTGAGTCGACTCGTAAGGAATAGATGAATGATGAAGGCAAATACGTACCTTACCATCCGGGTTACGTTTATACCCAAATGTATATTCAACATCCGAAATTGACCCAGTTGTTGCACACGTAAATTCGTACGTACCCATTGCAATCGCTACTTGGTCGTGACAATCAATCTGATGGTTGTTGAATATAACCCTACTAAAACCCTTTTTTGCATTGATGGCAAAACCCTGATCTTCCTTGTACCCCCCGATTACCGCGTCGTGGCCCACAAAATAGGACATCGCATCATTGGCTGTAGGTCTAAACTGTTTTTCAGAAGCCTTCGTGGGTTTGAAGAGTACTTTAGAGTGGTCATAACCATACAGTTCACCAGCACGTTGACCAGCAAGACTAACATAATCACCGCCGGTCAAAAAAGAATTAGAAATGTCAACGATAGATTGTGCCCAAAAGTCCTGTGCCTCGAGAACTTCACTTCTAGTTACTTGATCAGAATCAACTGGGATACGAAGATTATCAATCAGGTGAGAAGCTTCGTCCATGGGAGGTGAATATCGAGATCTCTGATTAGCGTCTGGGTCATATTGATCGGGGTCATATATCATAGTATCAACCTGTTTTACGGTTTGCATCTTCACCGGATTTAGACGCTTTGATTTGGGAACCGAAAATCCTCGAGCAGAATTAATTTCGACATCGTATTGATCTGGATCTGATACAGAACGAGTAGTTACTTTACGTAGATTACAAACACGGAACGGAGAAATGATATTCATTTTATAGTAATAATGGATATCTTTTAAGTTGTTACATGTCGTGTCAAAAGAAAAACCTAAATATAAAAGTAAACAGTAACATGATACTTGTAGATCAAATATTTAGGTACCTGTCTAGAGATATCATGTTACCATCTAGATGTTACGCAACGAAGAGGGATTTACTACGTAGAAAAAGCTGTTGTGATTGTAAAATATTTTGTAAAAAACCACCTCCGGGGTCTGTACCCGCATTTCAACGAGTTGAAATATTAAAGAATAACCCCAAGTAAAATGTAATGAACGTAGACAATATTCCCGTACAAATTAAAAGGATAATCCAGGATCGTGAATTATCTATGGCACAGAAGATGGTTGCGTTCATGGCATTTATGCCGTCGCTTCCAGCTGACCCTAAAAATGACAAGGTCTGGAAGGATAATACAGAGGTTGGAGAAACAATCAAAAAGATGATAGATGAAGGTAAGTTGTCCTTGAATGGATTCGATGAACATGCTAGACTTCGGATAGTTCAAGAGCCTTAAATAGAAATCCTTGTACACATATTACATGAATGAACGCTTTGAACAGTTCATGCTTCATATATAATGAATTCCATATGAAGCATGTACACGCTACACACGACCACATAAACACAAGTGGATCTGATGCATAGATATTAACATATACCACAAGTGCGGTATTACAAGTAATATCGTACCACTTAACTATTACGTTATTAGGAAACAAAATGTGAAACAACAACCCATTGTTTAATACTGTATACGATATCCACGAGTTTGTTTGAATATAATGTAACATGTAAGGGATCAAACCCATCGCACATATGTGATAGGACTGCAACATATAATTTATTTACTTATCCTCTTTATCTTTGTTTGGGCGAATGGCCCACTTGTTCTCTTTGTTGAACTTTTCATAATCAATCTCTTCGATTCCAAGCTTCTCCATGATAAATTTCTTGATGGGATGAACGCCCTTCTTGGAATCCTCATTCTCTTTCTCATTTGGTGGGCGACGCCTTCCCTCACCGGGTGCTTCAGCGGGTTCTACGAAATCATTCTTTTTGGCTTTAAGTGCGAAAACTTGACGTATTAAAGTTGGCTTTAAGGTAAACATTTATGAATAAGCTTGCGTTATCTTTAAACAATTTTCTAGGTCATTAAGAAGGTTTACCTGTTTTATGGACCGTAAAATGAAAGCTATGACCACTCCTGAATATGTATGCGAGCGCGCCCAGTAATTAATATTTCTATAAATTACTATGGTTCATATAGATCGAATACGAGAAGAAATTCGGGTTTTGAATTTAGGTAATGAAAAACTATTGTCAGAGAAGATTTTTTTGGTGTTTACTCGACGCTTAGATTATTTTAACTCTATACATCTGGGTTTATCTCCAGACTCGTGTATTATTGACGAGCTGGACATGAAAGAAGAGGAATTATTGAATGAGTATATTAATATATTCAAGGATAAATTTCCATGTACATATACGTTATGGTCAGGTAAATGTTAATAATGTATGATATTCCCAGTCGCCAGTGCCGTTTTAGCAACTCCTAGTGCAACAAGACCGATACCGATCTCTGAATACTTCATTTTAAGGAGTCTACCAGCAATAGTCATGGGAAGGACCCAGGAGGTTAGTTGAAAGAGGCTGTAGTTTACAAGGTCTGGATCGGGAAGAGCCGCTTGAACTTTTACAGATCTCACGGGACGTTTTTGAATTTTTCGTGGTTGTAGTTTTACGGGTACTTTTTGTGTATATATAGGTTGAGCGATAGCCAGCATTTACTAAAGTATTCGTTATATCTTTAAAGCACTTATTTATAAAAAAAAACAAAATAATATAACCTAAGTAAGCACAAATTAGGGGATCGGCATTCAATGTCCAACACTACAATGAAAATGTCTTCCGTTACCGATTACATCCTCAAGCTCGAGAAGCTCAATGACGAGTCTCGCACCAAGATCGAGCAGCTCAAGAAGATGCTCACCAAGGAGAGTGAAGATAAGGTCGATGCCCTCAACGAACTCAATGACATGAAGTGCAAGTCTCTTTACCACAAGACTGCTTACCCATTCGAGGATGAAAAAAGGAGTACCATTAACGAGGGTCTCGTTGACTTCCTTAACGAATTTGCAAACGAGGCGTCCGACTTCTACAAGGAGGCAGCTTACAGAAGGGCTGCCGGTATTGTCAAAAATCTCTCTTACGAGGTCGAGAGTGGTCAGAGTCTTCTTAACATCCACGGTATCGGTCAGAGTATCGCTTCCAAAATCGATGAGTACATTGAGGATGAGGATTCCGACTACACTTACTCTGACGAATCTATCGCATCTAACGATGACGGTGACTCGTTAGTATCCGACCTAACTGACCATGATGTTGATACGGATGAGGAGTACTTTGTATCCTACAACCACGACATCTATGACATGCTCTGCAGCTGTGCGGATGAAGTTTCCGATCGTTTCAAGAAGGAGGCTTATTTCAGGGCCGCTGATGCCGTTTATCATCTCCCATTCCGAATCAAGAATGCTAAGGATCTAGCTGATGGCCCTAAGAAGGTTATTGGCATTGGTCCTAGTATTGCTCGAAAGATTGATCACTATCTCAAAAAGGATACCAGTGCTGATCTTGTTAAGGTACTCACCAAGCTTGGAAACCTTGAGCCAGCTATGTATAAGTCAGAGGCTTACTGGAATGCAGCTGAGAAGATCCGTGATCTCGACTACACAGTAACCTCTGGTAATGATGTAAAACATCTTCGTGGTTTTGGAACTTCTATCTGTAACAAAATTGACGAATTTCTCGATACCGGTACGATTTCCAGGCTAGAGGAACTTTCTCAGTAATTACAGGAGATGCATGCATTATCATTGATGCACCCAACCATGTATAGGAAAGAAAACGTGAGGTTACCTAAAAAAATAGTTAAACAACTCAAAGAAGTTAGTAGACTATCTACAAAAAATAAATGGGAATACGCGGGAGGTGTTAGTGTTGATTTTAATAATAATGAATATACGTTTGGTAATTTATCTCGTACAACATCTAAAAAACGAAGTACTGTGTCATTGGTTGAAATAGAAAATGTTTGGCCCAACACTATAACATACCATACACATCCCGGAGTTGCATTAAATGACTCGGCAATTGGTGATCACAACGAAATATTTACAACTTTACCGAGTAATGCAGATTTTGAGTCTTTCATACAGGGATACCCAGAAATGCACACTAACATAATATGTGATTTACATGGTTATTATGTTATTGACATATTTGAATCATTTGAAAAGAAAAGTAGTCCTATACCACTTTGTGTAAGTTATACAATGGGAGAATTTAGAAAGAGACCTATTCTTAATCATAAAGTATTTTCAGAGGACAATTGTGAGTATTTTTCAACAACTATACACGATTGGCGTCGTATTATAAACTTTGAATTGAATTATCATTTACGTAAAAAATTTGGAATTACTATACGTTACTATGGTTACGGTGATATACCTGGATTTGTTTCTATAGATCGGGATAATATCGGTTGATTGCATCTTCTAATTCGTCTACTTCGTACCATGCTAAATGACATTCCTTCGCTTTATTTCCTTCAATTTCACAAATCTCTTGTGCTTCTTGTATTGCTTCCTTGAAGCGTAAACGAAGTCTCAAATTTTCTTTTCGCTTTGGTTCTATTTCAACAGGTTTCTTTTCATAAACATCTTTGAGTACATTTCGACTGGTCTTAATTAATTTATGTTTGTACGAATCATTTGATGAATATGCGACACACCTCATTTAAGATAATATATCATTAAAGTTTTAAACCCATGGTGCTGATATTTTTTTACGTGGTTTCTTCTTAGGCTTTCCTGACATACACAAAATAATAATAACAAGACTTAATCTAAACATTATTAATCTTCTTTAAGAGCGGGATTTCTTTTGGAGAATGTCAAAGCACAAATCCCACAACTGAAAATGTTAACAAAGAACTGACATCCTAAAACATGTACTTTATCAATCATTGGGTAATATCTACACATACACCATAAATAGATGGTCATTATAGTCTCATAATAAACTCGTATCAAGAGGTTGGATATAAGATAAAGTTTATTTAGATATTCATAATAAACACCATGTTTAGGTACTAGCCTACGTAAAATTAATATAGTAGTGTCAATTTCTACAACACTTAATCTCGCTGTAAAATCGGATTCTTCTGGGTGATTCAAAGGTCGTATGAGGAAAAGAAGAACAACTATGTGATGAAGAATGATTAATTTACGAAAAGAATGTATCACTTTTGGTTGGATCGTAATCCAGATTAAATCATATATCATGTGAAAAGATAGAGCATGTGTTAAGAACATAGGATAAATCACGTATCCAAAAAATAATTCGCCAACAGAAAGTATTGAATATGGAACTAGAAATGTAGCTGTTGCAATATCATGAACTTTAATCGGGTTCATCTTATATACTTGTATTATTTTCATAGTTTTAAACAGGATGAATCATTGTATCGTGTTTGGAGCCAGAGGTCAATTAGCTCAGACGAAGATTATACCCGCATTGGATAAAATTATATGTCCTTATACACCAATATCTAGGAAACATGTAGTCGATTTGAAGCATTTAGATAATATCCCCGATGTTCTTGCTTATATGGCTATTCCAACACATGATTTCCAAGAGAATGTTACACCTTATTTGGGTATGATCGATCCTTTGTACATACTTGAAACCCCGCATGGTCATTCATTTGAAGACTTTGAGTCTATACAATCATTTGTTAGAGAAAACAATCTAAAAGTTCTATACACTGACCACTATCTCAGTAATTCTGTTTTAGATAGAATCGAAACACCCGACAATCTTGAAACAGTTAAAATTGTTTTACATGAGAGTGCTGATATAAACAACCGGGTTGATTACTTTGATAGTGTCGGTATAATACGTGACATGTATCAAAGTCATTGTGTCTTGTCGTTTGCTTCAGTATTGTCAAAATATACAAATAAAAGTAGGAGAGAAATCTTATACGAATTACGAAATATTAAACCAAGAATTACAAAATTACTGAAAACAGATAAATACAAAGGAAATGCTCCCACGCGGTGTAGGCTATCAATGAAATATAATGACATCTTTCTAGAAGCTGATATAGCAAAGATGGTTGATGATAAGAAGGGTATCTATATCAACCAGGGGGACTTCTATAATTTAAGTAGTGGCCCCTGTCCATATGAAAAAATATTTGAAAAAATACAACTATGTGATGAATCACTTTTACTTGATGAAGAAGAGATCAAATGTTTATGGGATCACTTTTCAATAATTGAATGTTGATCACTCTCTGTTCGTATACAGATGGACTTCATGTGTATACGAAAAGTAAATCTCCTCCGGCCGGGTTTGAACCGACGACCTACAGGTTAACAGCCTGTCGCTCTACCAACTGAGCTACAGAGGAATGATCCTCTCTACTAGAATCGAACTAGTGACCATTGGAACTACAGTCCACTGCTCTACCGACTGAGCTAAGAGAGGGTAAGGGCCATCACATATGCTTGTTCAGGGAGCCTGGTAAGGTGAACAGTCTTATCAGTCTCCCACATATGATCCGGTTTGTGATTAATGGGTACGAAGTGTGGGGTATCCTAAAAAGGCACTCGCCTACCATATAATCACGGTTATTCAAGCTTTGAGTTAGAGTTGGCCTTTGTCGATGCCCTTATTATCAAATTAGACCCCAAAAGTCCTGGACACCGACCCCTCTCTCCACTTGAATAAGCTCCCACCAGGACTCGAACCTGGGGTAGGGGATTCAAAGTCCCCTGTGTTGACCAACTACACTATAGGAGCGTGACTCCTTCGACCGGGTTTGAACCGATGACCTACAGGTTAACAGCCTGTCGCTCTACCAACTGAGCTACAAAGGAATAATGCTAAGAGTGGGGTTTGAACCCACGAGACTTGCGTCAGCGGGTCTTAAGTCCGCCCCCTTAGACCACTCGGGCATCTTAGCTTTATAGTAGAACCCATGACACTATCCCATCAACGACCCCCGACGTCGGGGCTTGAGCCTAAAGAACTACTAATATATGTAGGGGTCAAATCTTTAAGTGCTTAGGATTTGTTTAGTAGGTACCACATTTCCTTTGCATAAATCACACGGCATATTATTATTGATTGATATTATATTATGGTCCCTCCGATAGCGAAGTTTGTTATTACATTCAACTCATTTTTAAGTGCTATAGTTTGGGTTGATTTATGTCGAGAGTTAAATCTTATAAAGACCAGGAAACATATTAAATAAAATGACCCTCGCTATTGCAAACGTTAAACCCATTTGTTTTGCCAGTCATACCGAGTATAAAAAACTCAAAACAAAACTGAAGAATACAACATTTGGTTATGGGTCTGCTATTGCAACATCTTATTTCATTACACAGGGATCTACCGAAGGACTTTCAGCAGTTCTAGGAACTTTTACTTCATATACTTATATTTCTCTTCTTGAAGACCATGTAGACAATATTGAAAATTCACCATTCCAGAGACAGTTTTTAGCTCCCATAGGTCTTGCTATTTTTGAGACGTCGTGGAATAATGCTCCTTTTAGTTTTGACTTCGATTATGGAGCGACACTCGTTGGATTCTTGTCTTACAAGTTGGCCTTGACAGCTGTTCTCTACGATATGATACGAGATATGATGATCAAAGATAGTATCGAGACTTATGATACATCCGAGAAGAAATACAACGTAATTAAAAAGGAAAATGGTGAATAAGTATATAATGCTTATCGTAGCAATGTTTAATACGGCCCGTGACATGGGTCCACAATACATTTCGAATGTATTAGGATGGGTTAAATCTGCTTTATGGAATGCACCTTTCAGGGTATTCCTTGACATTGAACTCGAACTTCTACGACTTCAACGTGCATACATCGAAGAACCCGAAGAACCAGAAGAAAAACCAAAACAATCTTACCTAAGTAACCTATTATCTAGATCCAAGTCAGATTAAATGACCGAACACGTTATTCCACTTGGTTATACATTTGTTCATTCGGGTAAACCACTTGGTATTCCCGGTTTGGCATCCGACGAACTCAGATTTGCTTTTCTTCAAGCTACCACACCTCTCTGTCCAGACGTTCAACGTAAAATCTGGGAAGAAGTTCTTTATTGTACAGTTCCTGTTGAACCACCGCCTACACCAAAAAAATGCCCCTCAATTTCATACGTTCGCTCATCGATGTCTTTACCTCAAAAGATGACGAACAGTCATCATTGTTAGATAAGCTTTCAAAGCGTAAAATAATTCAAACTGTTAATGAATGTGGAGAAAAACGTTACATTGAAATAGAAAAAGAATACCCGGAAATGAAAAAGGAACAAGTGGATTATTTATACACAAGATGCAAAAGTTTGTTGCATTTTGTGAATAAAAGAGGGGTTCTTCAAACGAGTGATGATGATTTGGAACTTTTGTATATGTTCACTACAAAAATAAAACACATTCACGATAACATTAATCATAATGTGGATGATCTTTATGACGAGTTTAAGTCTATCGAGAAACGAATAAAAGGAAAAACAAATTCATTTAGAGACCTCAGTCATTGTAATTTAGAACACATGTAATGGAATGCCCAGTTTGTTACGAACCGACTGCTAGATGTCAATTTAAATGTGGTCATGTATTTTGTCATTCCTGTACAAAAACGTGGTTATATAAAGGTAATTCGTCGTGCCCTATGTGTAGAAAATCGTTATGTTTCAATGGTATGATACGATTGAAAAAGAAATGGAATAGAGAGAACTGTGAAGACGTTCTTCAAGGTATATTAGAAGAAGTTTTTAGGGACTGTGGTGAAAACTACATACACGTTTTGCTTAATTGTATATCCATGGTTCAAGAGCGTTTTAATTACGTAGCAAAACGTTTTCCCGATTTAGAACCACTTGATATAGACTTCATATTAAGATACGCGTGGATACCGATCGAAGTGTTATTGGATCATCATTTCGTCGAATATTTTGATATTTTCACATTCGAACGTCTTTTGTTTGTAAATAGAACAAAATATGGAAACCTAAGTCGATGTAGGAAAACTGAACACTCAACTTTCAAACATGGATCGCTTTCACAAAATCATGGAGCTGTTGGACAAGAACTCAGAAAATATCCCGGAAGGGGACTATCTAGAGTTTGCCAATACAATTGCTGAAATCCGTGATCAAGTAATACCACCATCATTTTTACTTGATCAGAATGAACCATTGACAATGCCTGTATACCCTCGACCGTATGTTCCTTTCAATGATGCCGAACAAGAAAGTCTTCGTCAATTCATTGATGCGTTGGATGCAGAATGGAGTGAGACTGACGAAGTGGAACATCCGGGGTATACTTTCAACACTGTACCAGAAATTCCTTTAGAAACGGTTGTTGAGCATATGCCTCAACATATATATGATAGACTGGTTACATCCACTGGATCAGTTTCTACTCAAGTTCAGCAAGATGAAAATGGATGGTGGGTTGATGTGAATTGGCCAAGTGGTGATACATCTAGTTATCCCGGTGGGATGCATCAACCCGTCGAGGATAATCGATCATGGCATAATCTTATGACGGAGATTAGGAATTTTCAGTTTTCAGTCCCAATGGAGATAGATTAAATTTATTCGCCAATGAGATCAATTTCCTTTTCATAAGTGTGTGATAATAGAATAGTTTTCAAATCTCTTGTAAATGTAATATGATTTTTTGGAATATCACCCCATAACCTTTCGTTTGATACAAAACTATCTATCACCCCGTCTTTTAATAGAGGTTCGAGTAATATCCAATTAGGTTCTGTGTATTTTATTTTGCTACACCCTTTTGCAAATTTACGAGCATATATATACCACGCAGCTATGCTTTTGTAAATGTGTATTGGTCGTTTATTTTTTTCCAAGCATGCACGGATAGATGGTACAATAAAGGTATGAAATTTAGTGAAACCATCCATACATATGCGTTCTAAGTCGTCCATATTAGTTGAACTTGTAAACCGTTTTTCGATTGTATCTACATATTCATAGATATCAAATGGTAAATCGTGATCGATCGATGGAACAATTTCTTCCATTTGTAAATTTCTAAAATGTTCTCTATGATCCTTGTCATTCATTACTTCGTCGAATGTATTGTACCCAGATAAAACACCCAAGTATGCTAAAGAGGTATGACCACCATTTAAAATCCTTATTTTAGTTTCTTCATATGGTTCTATGTTATCGGTTATTGTAACACCAACTTGTGTTAAATCTGGGAATTCAGATGCAAACTTATCTTCTATGACCCACTGTGTGTATTCTTCTGTTTGAATCGAGTTGTGTCCATAACCTGGAAAAATCCTTTCCACTTCCCTTTTCAATTTTTCTGATGGTCGAGGTGTAATTCGATCGACCATACACGAAGGAAATTTTACATTTTCTCTTATCCATTCAGCAAGTTCGTATTGATTAGTATGATAAAGATAGGCTAAAAAATGTGTTTTAAGAACTAACCCATTTTGACGTATATTATCACAACACATTATAGTTATAGGTGTTTTTCTGTTTCTAAGACCGCAAGCTAAATATTCAAAAAGGGGGGAACCGGGTCTATATCCACTTTCTGTAACTGTTATTGTTATCAAATGAACACTTGGTAACGTAAGCATATGTTTAGCTACAGTCCGGTTTTTGGTCCAATCTACATAATCAAGATGCGACCTAACTAGTTTGTATGTTGAAGGTGTTTTTACGATATAATCGTGTATATCCCTAAAGCCTTCATTCATCAGGTTGACTGCGACGATACCCCACCGAAGATCTCCTGTCTTTTCCATGTATTCATCTATATACATAGCCTGATGTGCTCGATGAAAATTTCCATATCCAATATGTACTATACCTGTCTGGACGTTGTTCTTGTTGTACATCCGTTAAGATACTTAGACAAATTAAAATAAGTAAAAGTAATGGAAAATTTGATGAAAGCTATGCGGGTGATAGATCAAAATTCATCCCTAATACCAGAAGGAGACTATCTCGAGATTTGTAATTATTTAAAAGCAGCTTACAATCAAAGATCTGATCCTGAAAGTTTTTTTGATTATGAAAACTTTAGAATTTTACCTCCCAGTCAAAACGATGGTATTGTAAGCTACTTCTATAATCATTACCTGGATGTCGCTTTAGAATTTGATATAGATTTCATATACAGTCAGATACATTATTTAGAAAATGAATTGGTGAATTATAAATCAATACGTCGTATATCAAAGCCTCTAAAAAAACGTGTGCTGAAACACTATTGTCGTATCTACAACGTGGATCCAGAGGAAGGTGAACAATATTTCGAACCAAAGCTTCTCACAAAACTGTGTAGATCATATATCGAAATCGAAAATGATTTTAGATCGAGATATCGAGAAGTTATAGAGAAGAAGATACTTTGGTTGGAAGAAGCAAAAGAAAGATTTGAAGAGATATAACCAAACTACTTTAAGAAATAAATGTAATATACTAGTAGTATGCAAATCTTTGTGAAAACCCTTACTGGAAAAACTATCACCCTCGAGGTTGAGTCGTCAGACACAATCGATAACATCAAAGCCAAGATTCAAGATAAGGAAGGCATTCCACCCGATCAGCAACGACTTATTTTTGCTGGTAAACAGCTTGAAGATGGACGTACCCTCGCTGATTACAACGTTCAAAAGGAGTCTACTCTACACCTTGTTCTAAGGCTTCGGGGTGGTGCAACCGACGAAGAAAAGCCAAAGGCCAAACGTAAGCCAGGTCCGTATGTCTTGTTTTGTAAAGATGTCCGTGAAACTGTTGTTAAGGAGAATCCCGGAATTGGTTTCGGTGCCATCGGAAAGAAGATGGGTCAGATGTGGCGAGATCTTCCCGAAGACGAGAAAGACAAGTATCGTAAGTAAATATCTATATATATAACATGTTATTGTACATAGTTGGGGTGGGTGCTATATTATACACTTTACCGTATGTATGTTTGAAGATTGTTTTTAAAGAACGTAGAAGAAGGGGTATATCACCTAGAGGATCAACAATAAGCTTAAGGGAAACACGCGATAATAAAGTAGATGCCTCTGGGAGTTAAGAAGCTTCGATATAATGCTCGTTTGCCTACTCGTGGTTCTGATGGTTCTGTGGGATACGATTTATATAGCTCCGAAGATGCGACTGTACCGTGCCAGGCGGGGCGAGCTTTAGTAAGTACTGGTATCGCGTTGTCTATTCCTGATGGTCTATATGGACGTGTAGCCCCACGTTCCGGTCTAGCTGTGAAGCACTGTATCAATGTCGGTGCAGGTGTTATTGATCCTGATTACACTGGTGAAGTCAAGGTCGTCCTATTCAATCATGGTACGGAAGACTTTGAAATCAAGAAGGGTGATCGTATCGCTCAACTTATTTTGGAAAGGTGTGATACACCTATTATTAAGGAAATTGGTCTCCTTGAAGAGACTTTACGTGGTTCAGGTGGATTTGGATCTACAGGGATGTAAGTTCATCTTTACAAAACCATAAATCTTCAGCTCTAGGCATGAAAAGTATTCCGTGACTCATCACCATTGATAATTTGGCTTTGTTTACACTAGTGTGAGTATGTAGTATCCACCTTTCCCAATATTCTACCCGGAAGAAATCTTCCCAATCTTCTTTTGTTGATTCGTTAATTTTCATCATACCTCTATGAATCTCACCCGGATCCCTCTCTATTCGCAGCTCCTTAGGAATGACTGCCCCTTTCCTAAGAAGTTGTGCACGCATGATCCTTGCGTTTCCGTGATCTGGGTAATATTGTACCCCCCTTTCACCGAAATCAATGGATCTTTTATTAGGTAAAGTTACTCTGTATCTATGTGTTACAGAGGGACTTGGTTGTAATACGACGTGCATATTAATGTGAGATAAGGAAATAATATTATGTATATTCATGCTCGAATATACTTCACTCGATGACACTGTCATACGAGTAGGTGAAAATGCAAAAGAAAATGACGAACTCACACTAATGAGTGCTCCAAAATATTGGTGGATGCATGTTTCCGGGTTTTCTGGTGCACATGTAGTTGTGTGTAGTGAGGTGAATACGTTACCAAAAGAGACGCGTAAAGATGCTATGGTACTTGCTATTCATCACAGTAATTCACCAGATGTGAAAATGTCTTGTGTAGATATGCTTCGTGTAGAACAAACAGTATGGGTGAGACAAGCAGGTAAGTTTAAGTTACAGGGAGAGATTATAGAACGTACTATATTTATGAGACGAGAGAAGGAACGTCTTAATCGATTATTAAAAACAAAAACTACTTCTTCATAATAAGTTTACGCATACTCTTAGTGGGACAACTGTAGAGCTTCAACACTAATTCCCAATTGGTGATATCTTTTTTGTGAAAAGACTTTTTGAGTAGAGTTTTGGTCCGTTGCCGCATCCGATGAGGATCTGTTTTATGTTTCCGTGCATTACTTATAGCATTTTTTATAGTTTTCTCATTTCTTTTTTGAATGTTATCTACGAGCACATTATTTTGTACACGTAATTTTACATCTGCTTTGGTAGACGTCATATCTGTAATTTGTTTTTTAAGTTCAAAAATACATTTATTGGATCGGTCTAGATCGTGTTTAGTCGATAGCCATCTTGTTCTTAAAAAAATACAATTTTTCTCCTTTTCCAAGAGCTTTTCTTTTTGTTGTTTGATTTCATTTTTTCGTTCCCTCGATTTTTTAGTCACCTTTTGAATCTGTAGAACAAGGTTGGTCACCCCGGACCGGACCTTACTGACAGATTTAGAAGCTGAGGCTTTCTTTACCATGTTGGAAAATATGCAATACATATGGGATGTTATGACTTAGGTTGTAATTTAGTTACCAAATGCAACACCTGCAAGACCATCCTTGACGCGGAGTACGTTAAAGTTAACGGCATACATACGCTGGGTCGCATTACCACCGAAAACATTGCGAAGTGCAACCTTGGCAGTATCTATGCGGCTGAAGTTAAGGGAACCACTGGGTTGGGACTTACCGATGTTGAGGCAGAAAGGCCATGTGTAAACGGGGGCTGTCTCAAGAAGATTGTCCGGGAGGTTCTGGCAATGCATCTTAGGGACAACGCTGTGATGATAATGACTGGACATATCCTCAGAGAGGGGTGTACCATTAATGTAAAGAGTGGCATCATCGAAAGTGTACGCCGCATCCCAAGCGGAACCAACGTTGGCAGACACAAGGTGAAGAGCACTGGTGGGGTGATTGAAATAAGTCAGATCAATGTCCGATGCAGCAGAATCAACCATCTGATACTGGGTTTGGGTGATTAGGATCTCATGCTCCTTATCAGTAAAAAATTTACGCTCTTCAGTGTCGAGATAGGCATACATAGCGTAGGCCTTGGGACTAGAAGAAAAGGTACCATCACGGCACTTGATACGAATCTCCACATCATGATATTGCATAGCCACTAAAGGAAGAGATTTTGTCCAATCCTGGCTGAAGAAGAAAGGAATCACAAAACTGTCGGCGGTGCCGGCATTGTTCTTCGCATTATCTTTCATTTCAGCTGTGGATACAGTAGAAGAAGCACGAGCCTGAGTTTCATTATAAAGAACATTGTGGACACCCTGAACATATAAAGAATCAAGGCGGCACACTTGTTGACCACCGATGTAAAGAAGGAACTCGGTGGGACTGGAATCACTGGAAAACAGACCAGTGGTGTTAGCACCTGTCGCAGAGATACCTGGAGCTTCGATCCACACATAGCTCAGAAGGTCACCCTTCGACTTGATGGGAATACTGACTTCGGCACCCGATGTGAAACTACCGATGTAGTCAATACGCTCAGGCTTAATAGAAAAATTTGTGTGACGCTTATAATTTTGGCGGAAAAAACTTACTTCAGGCTGACCAGTGATGTATACATCCTGGGCACCCTTGGACACGAGGTCAATCAAAGCAGCTGACATTTACTAATAAAGTATATTAAAATTTTAGCTCCAGTTATACATAAGGAAGATGGTGGTTTTTCAAGCACTCACATGGGAAGCACGAGACGAAGAGGTACCTGGAGATGACGATGGTCCCGTAGGTGAACATTTAATAAGTATTTTTGGTAAGACAGAAGATGGAAAATCCGTCTGTGTAACCACTGCATTCGAACCTTACTTGTATATTAAGTTACCTGAGATCAAGTACGCAAAGGAGATTTATGCGAAGATAAAAGATAGTTGCACTGGATACAATGTTGTAGAATCAAAGGACATCTGGGGGTTTCAAAATAATCAAAAATTTTTATTTATGCGAGTCACGTTTTCAAACTTGGCACTACGAAGGAAGACTGATTATTTTTTGAAGAAACCAATGATTCTTTCTAATGGTCCATTTCCCCTGAGGGTCTATGAATCAAATTTGGATCCTATTCTTCGAATGATGCATAGAACGGGAATTCAATCAACTGGGTGGCTTGATACTGGTAGTGATTGCGTATATTCTGATTTGGCTCACGTTGACATTGATCTTTTCTGTAATGACTGGGAAACCCTGAAGCCTGTTAAAAGAGATGACGTGGCACCATTTGTAGTTGCATCTATCGATATCGAGTCTAACAGTTCTACAGGTAAGTTTCCTGATGCCGACGTTGATGGTGATGCCTGTTTTCAGATTGCAATGTCTCTCTGTAAGATGGGATCTGATGAATCATATGATAAAACATGCTTTTGTTTTAAAAAGACCGATCCTCATCTCGAAGGTTGTAACATTTATAGTTACGACACTGAACTAGAAATGTTGGAAGCGTTCAGAACTTACATGATTAAGGAAGATATTGATGTTATGACTGGTTGGAATATATTCGGTTTCGATCTTGAGTATATATATAAACGTGCTATTAAGAACGAATGCTCGGATTCCTTCTTCAATCTAGGAAAATTGAAGAAATATGAAACCTACCAGGGACCAAAGCAAAAGACAAATGGTTCAGGAATGGTATACAAGCGTCTTTCTTCGAGTGCTCTGGGTGACAACATGCTTAAGCTTCTTCCTATGCCTGGTCGTTTTATTTTTGATCTCTTCCACGAAGTTAAAAAAGGATACAAACTTGATAGTTACAAACTAAACAACGTATCTAAACTATACCTCGGTGATCAAAAGATTGATATGCCTCCTCGTGAGATGTTTGCTCGATTTGCAGAAGGAGATCCAGTCAAGCTTCGAGAAGTTGCTGAATATTGTATAAAGGATACACTTCTTCCTCATAGACTTACTAAGAAGCTTTGTATACTTCTAAATTTGTTGGAGATGGCTAAAGCCACGTGGGTACCAATATCATTCTTGGTTGAACGTGGGCAACAGATTAAGGTATTCAGTCAGCTTACAAAGAAAGCTCGTGAGCTTGGATTTATGGTTCCTACTATTCGTTACGGTGCTTTGCCTCCTGAACCCTATGAAGGTGCCACTGTTTTGGAAGCACAAGGTGGTGCATATTACACACCTATCACTGCACTTGATTTTGAAGCACTGTATCCTAGTATCATGATGGCACACAATTTATGCTACTCAACTTTTGTAATGGATGAAAAGAGGTATGGAAATATCGAAGGTATTACATACGAAAAGTTCGAACTAAACGGACGTACATACAAGTTTGCACAAGATGTACCTAGTCTTTTACCAGCAATTCTTTCAGAGCTTAAGGAATTCCGTAAACAGGCCAAGAGGGACATGGCTGCAGCCACGGGATTTATGAAGGAAATCTACAATGGTAAACAATTGGCGTATAAAATCTCAATGAACTCGATATATGGTTTTACTGGTGCGGGTAAAGGTATTTTACCATGTGTACCAATCGCTTCCACAACCACATACAAGGGAAGAAGTATGATTGAAGAAACAAAGAATTACGTCGAGAAAAACTTCCCCGGTGCAAAGGTGCGTTATGGTGACACGGATTCTGTTATGGTAGAATTTGATGTAGGTGGAAGAACTGGTGTAGAAGCTATCGAGTATAGTTGGGAAATTGGTGAACGTGCAGCTGACGAGTGTAGTGCACTCTTCAAAAAACCAAATAACCTTGAGTTGGAAAAGGTGTATCACCCATACTTCCTTTACAGTAAGAAGCGATACGCGGCTAAATTGTGGACCAAGGGGAAAGATGGTAATATGAACATGGACTATATTGATATTAAGGGTCTCCAAGTTGTTCGTAGAGATAACACAAAATTTGTGAGAGAAGTTTGTAAGGATTTGCTCGATGTTGTAATGGAGAGTAGTGATCCGGAACCAGCTAAACAGTTAGCTCTCGAGAGGGCGATTAATCTTCTTGAAGGTGATGTATCCAATGAAAAACTTGTACTGTCTCAGCAGCTTGGTGATTCATACAAAAACAATAACCTATCTCATGTAAAAGTGAGAGATAAGATGCGAGAAAGAAAACCAGGGTCCGAGCCACAGAGTGGAGATCGGGTTCCTTATATTCTTGTAAAGACGGATAACCCACGAGCAAAAGCT